GGAAGCGCCGCGCCTTCGCTCAACTGGCGAAGTGTGCCGAGGCTCAGGCACTGCGCAAGGCCTTTCCCGAGGTCGGATCTGCTCCCACGGCGGATGAAATGGAAGGCAAGTCGTTCGAAGAGCCAGCCAAGGACATTTCACCGACACGACACGCCCAGCAAGAGCCGGATGCGAAACCTGATTACCCCGACGAGCTTTTGGCGGCAAACATCGAAAAGTGGCAGCCGCTCATCGACGCGGGTCGCACCAGTCCGGAACACATCATCGCCAACGTCAGTAGCAAATACACGCTACGCGACGACCAGATCGAAACCATCCATAACCTGAAAGCCATCGACGGAGACACAGCATGAAAATTCACAACGTAGCTCAAGGCTCCGCCGAGTGGCATGCACTCCGCGCCCAGCACTTCACCGCCTCCGAGGCCCCGGCAATGATGGGAGCCTCGAAGTACCAAACCCGTTCCGAGCTGCTGACGCTGAAAAAAACCGGCATTGCGCCGGAAGTCACCCAAGCTCAGCAGTACATCTTCGACAAAGGCCACGCCACTGAAGCGCTGGCCCGGCCACTGGTTGAGGTGATGATCGGCGAAGAGCTGTACCCAGTCGTAGGCACCGACGGCAACCTGCTCGCGTCCATGGACGGCGCAACGATGCTCGGCGAGACGCTTTTCGAGCACAAGCTCTGGAATGAATCGCTGGCTGCCCAGGTTCGGGCCGAAAATCTGGAGCCGCATTACTACTGGCAGCTTGAACAGCAACTGCTGGTGAGTGGCGCCGAGCGTGTGATCTTTGTTTGCTCAGACGGTACCCCTGAAAACTTCGTGCACATGGAGTATCGGCCTGTCGCTGGCCGGGCCGCGCAGTTGGTGGAAGGCTGGAAACAGTTCGAGGCCGACCTGGCCAACTTCGAATTGGCCGAGGCGCCTTCTATTGTCGTCGGCAAGGCCCCGGACGAGCTGCCAGCGCTACGCATCGAACTGACTGGCATGGTCACCGCGAGCAACCTAAAAGTGTTCGAGGAATCGGCATTGGCGGTGATCGACTCCGTGAAGACCGAGCTGACTACAGATCAGGACTTCGCCGACGCCAAGAAGGCCGTGAAATGGTGCGGCGATGTTGAAGAGGCCGTGGCGACGGCGAAGAAACAGGCACTATCTCAAACCCAGACCATTGACGACCTCTTTTCCTCACTGGATCGGATCAGCGCTCACGCTCGCGAGACTCGACTGAAGGTCGACAAACTGGTGAAGGCTCAAGAGCTGCTGGTGAAGACCAACATCAAGCAGAAAGCAGAGCAGTCACTGGCAGACCATGTCGCGGCGATTAACAAGACACTGGGCCGGGTCACCATGCCGGGAGTCGCCGCAGACTTCGCCGGCGTCATGAAGAACAAGCGAACGATCGCCAGCTTGCAGGACGCTGTCGATACTGAGCTGGCCCGCGCGAAAATCGCCGCGAGCCAGGCCGCCGACGCGATTCGCCTGAACCTGGCCAGCTTGGCTGAGCTGGCGGCCGACTACGCTTTCCTGTTTAACGATATTCAGCAACTGGTGATGAAGGCAAACGACGATTTGATCACGCTGATCAAATTGCGGATTTCGGAACACCAGAAGGCCGAGGAGCAGAAAGCCGAAGCCCAGCGCGAGCAGATCCGCCAGCAGGAGCTGAAGCGAATCGAGGACGAGGCAAAGGCCAAGGCGCCGATCGAACAGGCTCCAGTTGCCAGCCCGGCACCGATGAAAGCTGCGGCGCCGGTTCAGTCAGCCTCGAAACCATCGACTGCAACCGCGACGCCGGTGAACCTGCAGGCCGAGGTGTTTGATCTGGAAGCGCTGATTCATGCCGTCGCCGGCGGTCACGCACCGATTTCGGTGCTGACCGTAGATTGGGAGAAGCTCGACGCAATGGTCGCCGCCCAGGGCGCTAAGTTCAGCATGGCCGGCGTCAAGCTGGTCAAGGTGGCGGCATGATCAGCAACCATCTCAATCTGGTGGAGCAGCACCGGCCGGACGCTGAGGCGATCTCTGAACGAGTCGCCCAGTACCTGGCCGCCGGCGGGCGGATCGACAAACTGAAAAGCCCGCCACGCAATCCGCTGCCACCGCCCCGCTCCAACAAGATAGACCCTGAAACGGTCCTCAAGCGGCGACCGAAGCCGATATCGGCCGCTGACCGAAAGACTCTGCGCAAAATGGCGGACTCGCTATGAAGTCGAAACGCAAACCCAACAACGGTTTCGCCCGGGCTGAACGCAGTTGCCGGGCTCTGCTGCGCACCAACCACGTCGCGGTGGTGAACATCGACCCGAGCGGCAGCCAGATCATGGCGAACTGGAAGAGTTGCCGGCAGATACGCAGTCTGGCGATCGCCAACGCGATCTTCGACTTCTCCTACCGCTGGACGATCTACATCGCCGCCATGTGTCGAGACGAGCGCGGCGCGGAGTACATCAAGTCGGTCGAGATCTCGCCCGAGGGTATCAACAAGGTCGAGCGC